GCATCGGCGAGGCCTTGAATTCCAATTCCAATAGGTCTATGAAGCAAATTACTGCGTCTAGTCTTCTCCGTCGGATAAAAGTTAATATCAATAACTCGGTTCAAATTGCTTGTGATGACCTTGGTTACTTCGTGGAGCTTGTCATAGTCAAACTTCTTTGTCAGCTGGTTTACAAAAGTTGGGAGAGCAATAGACGCGAGGTTGCAAACCGCTGTTTCCTTGTCATCAGAATACTGAACCACCTCCGTGCACAAATTGCTACTTTTTATGGTACCAAGATTCTTTTGGTTAGATTTATTGTTGCACGCATCTTTGTAAAGTAAATACGGCGTTCCAGTTTCCATTTGAGCGTCCAAAATCTTAAACCACAAATCGCGAGCGTTAATGGACTTCCTAACGCCACTTTGGGACACCTCATATTTCTCATAGAGCTCTTTAAATTTGTCACCATAAACATCGGCTAGTCCAGGACATTCATTGGGGCAAAATAGCGACCATTTACCGTTTTCCTTGACGCGCTCCATAAACAAATCGGGGATCCACAGCGCGTAGAATAAATCTCGCGCCTTCATCTCCTCATCGCCATGATTCTTTTTCATCTCCAAGAAATCCTCCACGTCTGGATGCCATGGCTCCAAATAAATGGCAAAAGATCCATTGCGTTTGCCTCCTTGATTAATGAACCGCGCAGTGTCATTGAAAACTTTCAACATGGGTACAATTCCAGTTGACTTTCCATTTGTCCCACGAATCAGTGAATTACTTCCGCGAATATTATGAATGTGCAGTCCAATTCCGCCAGCCCACTTGGAAATGCTCGCGCAGTCTTTAAGCGTGTTGTAAATCCCATCCAAACTATCGTCCTCCATGGCAATCAAAAAACACGAACTCAATTGCGGTCTAGGCGTTCCAGCATTGAAAAGAGTTGGAGTAGCGTGTGTGAAATACTTTTGAGACATCAAATCGTAACTCTCTTTCACTGCGTCCATATTATTTCCATGAAGACCAATCGCGACGCGCATCCACATGTGCTGAGGACGTTCTAGAATCTTATCACCGACCTTGAACAGGTAAGCTCGCTCCAGCGTCTTGAAGCCAAAATAATCAATCAAATAATCGCGCGAGAAGTCAAACATTGGCTCAATGTAATTTGCCATATCGCGAGATATAGTGTATAATTCTTCGCTTACAAGAGGACTATGAACCCCGTGAACGTCCTTAAAATTATACAGCTCCTCCACCAATTGATAAAAAGACGCGTTTGTGTTCTTTTGATGATTTGAAACCACAATGCGCCCTGCCAGAACTCCGTAATCTGGATGTTGTGTGGACATTACCGCGCATTGCTCTGCTGTAAGCTCGTCAATCTTTGTGGTTGGAATCTTGTCATGCAATTGGTCTATAACTTTCATCACCAAGGATGAATAATTAATTTGAATGTTTGCTTCTTGTCCAAGCTTCTTTACCCTGGTTAAAATCTTATCAAAAGAAATGTCTTCCAAATCACCGTTGCGCTTGACAACTCGCATATCAATTTGATTTTCCGCCATTATTAATATATTAAAGCGAGTAAATTCTAAATCAAGATAACGCAAATGTTTATAGAAAAGTATTTCTATTTCTAATTCAACTATTCACAAAATAAAATATACAAAATATATATAAATGTATTTTATGAGTGTAATTAATAAATTAAAAAATAACAAGGAGATTGCATTTTTGTTTGTTTTCTTGATTGTAATTATAGCATCTTCTTTCTTTTTTGACAGCAAAATGTTGGAAGGTTATAGCAATTATAATTTAGCAAATCCTGGAAAGTATCCAAAATCCGAAGAACTACCTCTTTTAACTTCTAGCTATCCATTCACCGGAAGAAATCAGGTAAGCACAAACAGCTATAATGATATCTGGTGGAATTATCCCATTTTCAAAGTGGGTTCTTATGCTCAGATCACCAACAATTTAAGATATCGCAGAAACCCCGATGATGGGGTTTGTATAACAGCTGATTTTTGTGGAGCATTGTATAAAGATAATCAGTTAAAGTCTAATATTTCAAAACCTTTGCCACCGGCGCCTCCTGTAACAGCTGATTCTGTTCGTGTTGGTTACTATCTCACGGATTCAAATTTGATTCCTGGGCAGCCGCTTGGCCCTGAGTTGCAAGCGTTTTAAAAAACGTGCGTCATATAATTATTCTTTTCATAAAACGCGAGTTTATATTATATAAATTTGCGTTTTATTGCCTCTAATTAATTTTATTAGTTTTTATTTCTTCATTTGTGTTTTTGTAATCAATGCTGTTCTGTTTGTAAGACATTCTTATATTTAGTAAATATATTATTGCGTTAAATGGGGCGGGGGTAAATATTATATGATTGTATAGAAATGAATAATGAAATTAGCATCGCTCCAGTAAAAACAATAAATGAAACAGAGTTATTTATGAAATATAAATCTTCTTATACTTCAGCATTTATTGATTTTTCAGTCCATGCTTTTCTAATGTGTTCTTCGTTTTATTCGCTTTGGTATTTTAGAAATAGTTGGTTGAGTGTTTTTACCGTTCCTCTGTTAGGATTTATGTTAAATCGTAATTTTATTGTATTCCACGATTGCTGTCATAACTCATATACGCCATGTAAACAATTAAACAATATAATTTCGCATATTACAGGTGCGATAGTATTAACAAGTCCAAATTGGATATTAGACCATCACACACACCATATGACAAATGGAAATATAGAAAACAAACAGCATTATTTCTTCAACGAAACAATTATCCTAACAAAAAAACAATCCCGAAGCAACAGTAATTCGCAACAACTATTTTATAGAATATATAAAAACCCGTTGGTCTTTTTTACAATCATTCCTATTGTATATTTTGGAATCGTCCAACGATTTATTTATACCGTTAAGAAATACAGACATCCGTACGCATTTAAACAATCGTTTTTAGAGATAACTTGTAATCATATTATAAACAATTTGCTATCTACAATTTATGTAGTGAATATATATAATTGTGGAATAATCTGTCAATACATATGTGCGTTTATAATATCAAGTTCAATCGCATTTATTGTGTTTCATACTCAGCATTCATATAATCCATCATATGTAGTTGAAAATGACAATTGGACTCAACGAGATAGTGGATTAAAAGGTTCGGCATTTACTCAACTACCGTCTTTACTAAAATATTTTTATATGGGAATTGAATATCATCATATCCATCACATGAACGCAAAAATACCGGGATACAATTTACAGAAATATCACGAAGAAGTTGTTAGTAAAAGCAATATGTTTGATAATGTTGTAAAACTGTCAATCACCGATTGCTATAATAACTTGTGGTTGGTTTTATATGATGATGAAAAGAAGAGGTATATAACTTTTGCGGAAGCAGATGAAGAAATTAGAAAAGTTAAAGACGTATAATTTCAAATATTCCTAACCCCATCAAACGCGTAAAAATGGCTAAAAAGTCAAAAGTATTATACTACTTTTCCACTGTTTTATTTATTGTTACTTCTTTTGCGATGTTGCGTATTATTTTTTCTCTCTTTTTATCATCGTCTTCCATTGTTGACCCACCCATGGATTCTAATAAGATTTTCTGATATTCCAAATGCTTCTTTGTTTCGGTGTCTGATGAGGTAGGGTTTTCTTCTACCCATTTAGGTATTTGTTTAATATTTTTATGCTCAACCTCCTTTATAGCGCGTTTAATCTTAAAATTTTCTCCGTTTTCTTTTTCCCAAATGTCCTTCTCTTTTACATACAAGACTTCTCTCTTCAAGTCGCTGCAATGAATCGGACGTTTAAATACATCCATTTCTTGCAGATTCTTTATGAAGATTTTACTCATACCCTCCGCGTAGCCAACTCTGCCGATCATATCCAAATCCGACAACTGCAGCTTGATCTGATTTACAAAATCTATTAAATTCAACGCGTCCTTGCATTGTTCATTCAAGAAAAAATTGAGATTAAATTGATTGTTTGTGTTATTTGAGTTGTTATTGTTAATAACTGTGTTCTTTTCCTTGCAAAGTTCTATAATTTGCTTCTGTAATTCCATATTTTGATTCAACAACGACATAACCAACTCATTTGTGGGTTGTTGCGCATCTAATACAACGTTATTTTCAGGCGGTTGTTCCCCTAGACATTTTTTCTTATGAGACCATAAACCTTGGCGGTGCTTATATTCCCTACCACATTCGCAGGCAAACACTTGCTCTGAGACTTTTGAGAAATTTATGTCACCATTTGTCACTATTTTGTCATTCTTTTTGTGTTTACTAGACAATAAATGTTTCTTGAAATCACTTTTCCTAGAGCATTCATAGTCACAACATTTGCACCTGAGAGTTTCTGAGAATTTTTGAGAAATTTTGTCATTCATTTGTCTCCTAAATAGAGGACAGAAAATTCTCCTAAATCCTTTTCCGCAAAAATGTTGAAAAATTAGCGTAACACTTTTTTCCGATTTTCAAAAGTTTTTAAAACCATTAAGCTCACAAGGGGGAAATTTTGACCCCTTTTTCATAAAGTATTTCCGTTTTGGAAAATTGGACATTTTTTTTGTCCATTTTTTGATTTTGGAAACACTTTTGACCCCTTTTTAATTCGAATTTCCGCCCTTACTGAACAATTAGAATCAAAATAATATTCTTTGGATTTTGCACTCTTTGCAATATCAAGTTAAAATAACAAATAACAATTTGTTATCTTAAGCAAACAATTACATTTTTGTAACTTAAAGAACCTGGTTTTTTGTTTCATCAAAAGATTCTGTCCGGACCTTGAAAAAAGGACCATCTACAAGGGAATTTGATCTGCTTGTTTTTCCACTACTTGAAGCGAGTGTTACCTTTCCAGTTAACTTATCAAAATTCAACAAACAAACCTCTTCCATTTCATGCGCCTCCTTTTTAACGCGCTTCACTGGCGCTCTATGAGCAAATCCAGTTTCACGCTCCTTCAGAATCGTGTCCCACACACTCGCAAGCTGTCCAATATTGTCTTGAAACCACTTTCTGTTCCGCAAAACAAGAACACAACTTACTTCTTCCAACCGCCAATAAATATTCTTAATCCACGTAAAACCATTTTTTTTGCATTCGGCTGTCTGCTCTGGCTCCCAATTAGAATCATAATATTCTTCAACCATATTCAACGGCTTGTACACATATTTGGGCTTCCCTTCTGCCGAAGAGAAATACATAATAATGCCCTTCTTTTCTCCCTTCTCGGATGTAAGGAATGTTCCATCAGTTTTAAATTCGGAGTGCGACCCATATTCAACAAACCTAGTCTCCAAAAAGTCGCATTCATTCAAGTCGCAAGTCTCCATCTGCAACTGCATCTGAATCCAGTATTCCTTTTTGGGGATTCCATCTATGTCACGGTTTACAATATTCTTAATCTCAAGCATTCTTCCAAATCTTGGCAAAGATGCGTCACTTACAATTCCATCTGGAGAAGCTCCTAGAAACTTGTACTTGTCGTGTTGAATGCATCCATACTCCGAAATCTTTGTCTTGAAACGGTCTTCATAATACATTATAGAAACCGGTTCATATTTTTGCCCATGATGCATTGCCGTTGTTGTGTTAACTGCCTCAGATTTTGCATCTAAATCTTCAATAAGAAGTGGTTGGCACTTCTCGTAAATCAACTGATTTCTGGCAGAGTCATTTTCAAAAGCTTTATATGCGTTACTTGCAGTAATCAATTTGTGCCGGGTTTCATACCACTCTTTTGTCCGTTGTGTTGCTTGCGGTACGTTTGCCAACTGAATCAATCTCGCTTTAACGCGTTCGGTTTCCTTTTGACTCATCTTCTTTTCAAAAGTGTCGTTATAAGAACGCCTAGGAATAATTTGCATATAAAACAAATCTACGGCAATATCAATAATATCATCCAACTCTTCTTCCAAATCCGCGTTAGTCTCAAAAAAATTATCAAAATGAATAAACAACAAGTCTTTAACGTTTTCAATCATTGTCTCGTGAAAATCAGGTTCAGAAACTGCAGAAGGATTTTCATCAATATAATCGGTCAATAATAGCATAGTTGTATTTATAATGTCTTCTTCTTCTTCTACGGGGATTAATGCGACGTCTTCTTCTGGAATAACATCGTCAAGAACATCCAATAGTTCTTCAAGCTCTCCCAACAACATAATAGTTCACTATATATTATGTTGTTATCTGTTTATATTATTAACAATTATCATTATCTGAATCCGAGTTTTCAATGGTGATTGCCGCGCTTTTTACTGTTCCCTTTGTACCCTTCTTTGGTGGCAAACTTTTCAACGTTGAAACGCGTTTATCAATATTTTTAAGCGTAAAATGATTGGTTGCCTTATTAAAATGCAATGCAGGAATATCCTTTATTTCTCCGGTTAATTTGTCGTAATCAACGTCTTTAACTCGCTGCAGTTTTTTCCTATCCAAACTGTCTCGTAGAAAGGCGTATAAAGCGCTTTCTTCCTCTGAAGTTAAATTATTTTTCTTTGCATATTCTTCGGTGTATTGAAGTAGCTTTTTGGTCTTGACTGTTTTATCCAATTTGCTCCAAGGCTCATTTTGTTTATTTAATTTATTGTCCTCCAAAAACTTTTCCAAGTTACTAAGATCGCTGGAAGATTTAGTTTCCGGCATAGCGGTGCCACTTAGCAGCATTGTTTTATATTTAATATTTTTGAGTTCAATGCACTCGTCTTTGTTTGTTTCTGTTGTTGCCATATACTATACTATATCGGTTTAAGTTTAATTCACTTTTCAATATATAGATATTATCTTGATTGGTTAAAAAGTGTATAAAAATTATAGTTAGATATTAAATATGGAGGACGAAAAGAAAATAACAATTCAAGGAACGTCCAATAGATATCAAATAACAAAGCTAAAAAAAGAAGAAAAAGTTGTAAAAATTAGAAAAGCTGCAGAAAAAATGGGTATTCCTGAAGATTATTATTTATTAGAAAACCAACAGTCAATTGTAAAGGACTTACAAGAGAAAACGTATATATTTTTAAAGCAAGACAATCGTCCACAAATTTTGAATCAAATAAATAAGAAACTTGCAAGTTATAAACAACAGGATATTTTAAAGAAGAGATATAACGAATCATTATTTATTAAAACCGAAGACACGATCAAACTTTTAAATAAAAGCAATATGTTGTGTCATTATTGCCGGGAGAAAACCTTTTTACTCTACGACATTGTGAGAGAAATGAATCAATGGACTTTAGACAGAATTGATAATGATATGGGTCACAATGAAGGAAATTTAGTAATTTCATGTCTAGCGTGCAATTTAAAAAGGCGAAGAACTGGAAAGGATGCTTTTTTATTTACAAAACAATTAAATATTGTTAAAAGTTAAACATTATAATATAAATTAAATATTATAATGGAAAATTCACAATCAAACAAAAAAGTAACATGGAATGATTGGATAGAGTGGAAATGGACCCAAGGAGAACCATATCAAAAAAGCGCTAGAAAAGTTATTAAACAACAACAATTTGAATCTCAAATTAATTACGACGACAACCCACAACAAAATGCAAACGTTGCGCTTCAACAAGCACTATTATCTGAAAATGATGTTTGGAGTTTAGAGGAGCAACAAGTGTTTGTTAATCCAGATAAGCCTATGAATAAGAGGGAGAATACATATAATAAAATGGCAGAGAGAGAAATGGTTGGTCAAATAGGCATGAATCCATTCATGCAAAGAAATTATCTTGAAGACGTTATGGTTCAAGAAAATTTTTTAAAGCCTATTAGTACATCTTTGGAAAAGGAGAAATTCAGAGAAGAAAATTAAGTGGTTTACATGGGTTTACTCATCATACCCATGGCCTCTCTGGCTCTTTGTCCAGGATTGGTGGCAGGCATCATTGAATTGGAAGCAGTCTTAACAACTTCCATAGCCATGACAAAAACGCCAAGCATAAGCAAAAATGGCAACAACACTAAGAACCAAGAGATACCCTTGTATCCCTTGGAACATAAAAAGTTCAAGAACCAAGTCCAGGCCGCAATAAAGATGCCCTTAGTTATAAGACTCATAAGTTGAAAGTTTTTGAACAATGCAATAACAAGGCTTATGGCGGCAAGGACAAAGTAAACCAACGCAGGTGTGCAAAGTTTAGACAAATCCATTATATATTTATATTATATAAAAATTTTAATAAATCAGTGTTTATTAAAATTTGACAATAAGTATTTAAAAAGACAACAAAGTATCTTAATAATGGCGACAAGTGGATATACAACGCAAAATGATTTATTGTTAAATAACTTGATGGACTTTTATAAGAATGAAGAAAATCTGAATACTATGCTAAAAATAATTACAGGAGAATCAAAAATTTCCTTAAGAATTGTTGATTGGTTTGCAACAAACTACGCTAAAAAGTATTATACCCTATATAATTTTGAAGATTCTAATGGGTTCTTGCGAAGATTCAAGGTTTATGTTGACTATAAGCTAAAATTAAAAGCTTATAGTAAGAAACGTTTTGACCCGTTTTGTCGTTGGGATAGAATAAGCATTCCTTATAAAGGAACTTCTTGCATTGAGACCACTATTGGTCAGCTGAATTTTTTCAAATGGACTCTTGAAAACAAGGTAATTCAATACATTGAAGATAATTATGAGACAATAGAAAAGGATATGAATAGTCGCAATAGTACTAGCAAGCGCAAAGAACAAGTTATAGAGAATACTAACTGCAAAACTAGAAAGAAGAGAGAAGAATTGTCTATTTCAGCGACAAAGAGCATCAAGAAGGAAAAGGTAGAAATTGTTGTAAATTTTAATTAGATATTACAAAATATTACTAACATCTAATTAGCATGTAGTTTTATGGTTAAAGATTGAATAAATTATTACACATGGCCACGCAATTTGGCGAGCCCAAACCAGTCGCAGGATCAAAATTTTGCATAGCGCTAAATTTTATTTGAGTCTTTTCACCAGTCCCAACACAAGTTCCTATAACCACGTCAGCAAACATGCTATTATATAAATTAGGGTTATATAAACATTGCTGAACGCTGTTAGAAGGAACTTGGAATTTTGGATAAGCCGTCGTTAGCGCAGATTTTCCAGAATTAAATCTTTGCTGATTCGCTATAGATAACATTCCGGCAAAAATAGGAGCTGCCGCAGAGGTTCCTCCAATGCAGGCCCATTTACCGGCATAAACGATGTGAACACCGCTTACTGGGTTTGAGACTAAACTTAAATCTGGTATGCATCTATATTTTGAACTAGTATTGACTGCATTTTGATAAGCTGGTTTTAAAACGCTTTTTGAATACCCACATCCAGCGCTGGGCCAAGTAAATTCTGTTCTAGAAGCCGGAGAAATATCTGACGGCGTCCATAACAATGTTGTCCCTCCCACCGCAATGCAATTTGATGAAACTGCTGGCCAAGAAACATAATTGGTGTCCCCAGAAGCAGCACAGTAACATATATTTGGATTAGAAAACTGTGAAGAATATGCGGAAAAACTAGCAGAATCATTACCACCCCAAGACATTGATAATACATCAGCGCGAATAACATTTTCAGCATAACTAACAGCGGCCAACAAATCTTTAGTTGAGTTTGATCTTGCTTCAACAACGTAAATATCTGCGTTGGGGTTAATTGTACATATTATCTGCAAATCCAAACAAGATTCGCTGCTCCAACCATTATTAATTGTCGCGCCTGGCATTGTATAAATAGTTACACTCGGCGGGGTTGACTTGGGTCCAAAGTTTGATGGACTAGTCCAATAATTATATAGGTCATCTTTCAGTTTTGGATATGTATACGCTATTATAATAGCAATTTTAACCTTTTTTGCCATTTCACCAGTATTACTTAATATAGATGGTTTTATTGAAGGAATATTATATAGGCTCAACAATTGACTGCCGTTAAACCCAATTGATGGTGAATTAATGTAACTGTTTGCAGGAATATTGTTCGCAGCAGCAGTTATTGCGTAATTATAGCAAGTTTCAGTATCTTCTTTTGATGATTCGGTGTTTTGTTGTTCTATTATTTTTTTTGTTTCGTGCATTTTTTCCTTTAAACGTGCCGCACTTGTTGCAATGCTTTGTTGATAAAATTTCAAAGTATTTATAATATTTTGAGACATTGCTAAATTTTCTAACCTTTTGTTTGTTTTTCTGTTACCAAGCGCAAACATTTTATACTATAATATAATATAATATAAAATGCAAATTTTATTATTCAAACTTCTAATTACGTGGGAACTGTCGTTAATCTCACTGTTGGCTTAATGTTTCTGTATTTTTTATCAGGTTTTATCAAAATGCATAGCATTCTGATAAACTTGTATGCTGCGTTTGGGTTTAAAACTTTGAAAACGTGAATTGTATGAACAAGTTTATTTAAAATGTATGACCTTTCCTTGAACTTTGCCCAATCTGGATGCCAGGCTGACCAATTATTTCTATTATATATTTGATTGCGTTTTTCTTGACCTGTTAGTAGAGTAAAATACGTAGATTGTGAACAAATATGCATGAGAAATGAACGAAGAGTTTGCGTTGATAGGTTATTAGATATCAATTTAAAAGGCTTATAACGCTCTTCAATCATTTCAGTACGAATTTCATATGGTAAATAGGATTCAATAATATCCACAAGAACTTCAGGAAGTCGCAACACTTTTTTGAAGTCAATGTGTTTATTGGCTGCAACAGCGCTCTCTTTCGCAGACTTCTTTTCATTAGAAACCAATCTCCGCGTGTCCTGTTTCAACATGGTAGCTTCTGCTGTTAAATTTTGCTTATAAATAATGTTATCGTATATTTTTTTACAACGATTAAAAACAACCAATTCCCTTCCTAACCGAGCTTTTAAATCTGTAATTATCCATTTCATTTCCTGAAGTCGCTCTTGTATTTTGTCGTACGAACCGGTAATTGTGATTGGTCCATTAATTTGTTCGCGCAACATGTTTACGCGTTCATTTGCATTGGTGTAGTCAGTAAATGCTCTTTGAAAATCTTCCTCTTCAGCTGCCCTTTTTTGAGCTTTTCTTGAAGCAACTTCTTGGCGTTTTTGCGCATTTGCCACACGCTTTTCCTCTTTTGTTTGAATTTGTTCTTCTTGCATCACTGTTTTAATTAATTTAATTCCATTTTTATTAACAAATTATAGTTCAATTTTATTTGAATTCATGGCTTAAATGCAATTTAATAATAAATCCATGGGAAATTCTCAGTCTATGCAAAAAATTAATTTTGAAGATATACAGACTGCATGCAAAAATCCAGAAATATATTTACTAATTAATACACTTCCAGATTCCGAACAAAGTTGTCTAATAGTAAATACAGTTCCTGCACAAAAAGAAGAACATATAATTAATCATCACCTGTATTCAAGCAAACGTATAAGAATACTAATATATGGGCGCAACTCTAGCGACGAAAATGTGTATAAAAAATATGACCAACTAGTGAAATTGGGGTTTTCAAACGTATTTATTTATTTGGGGGGACTTTTTGAATGGCTCATGTTGCAGGATATTTACGGTTATGATGAATTTCCTACTACAACAAAACAAATAGACTTTTTAAAATATAAACCTCCGCCAAGATTAAATATATCATTAATTGAAAATTAATTTTTATCTTGGAATTAATTGACAGTTTTTAACAGCCCCTCATTGCTTAGAGCATCTGCTCTCTTGTTATCCTTTCTGTAAACGTGATGATATTCTATTTTTTCCAAGTTTTTAGCCACAGCTTTTACAGTATTGTGCATCTCTAATAAATTTGCTGAATTTACTTTGTATTCTCCGCGCATCTGTTTGATAACAAGCTGACTATCTCCGTTTACTAACAGACACTTTATTTGTGTGTGATTTACGACGTAATTAAGACCAATAATTAGTCCGGCGTATTCTGACTGGTTATTAGTGACCCGTTTGCCAACAAACGCAGAGTCTGACCATATTTCTTGGTCGTCTTTATACAAAACTGCTCCGGCGCCGCCTGGGCCCGGGTTACCTTTGCTGCATCCATCAAAATATAACTTATATATTGGTTCTTCATATTTAGATTTATTATCTTTATTATTTTGCTTGTCTAAAACAGTTGCAAGTGGTAGTTTAATTACTGGTGAAAACATGTTATATTTATATAAGAATATATATTTGTATATCAATTTTTTGCTTTATATTTTTTATATTTAATTATAATTTTCAGCAAAATTATAAATAACCAACTATAGTAAAAATGATATTTAAAGGAATACTTATTACTCTATTTGTTGAGCTTCTAACGCTTGGAAAGTCGGACACAGAATGTCCCACTGTTCCAACAAGTCCTGTTAGTCGTATTTTGAAGGAAAACCCAACTTTTAAAATAATGCAGTACAATGTAGAATGGTTTTTCATTGATTATTTTGCCGCATCAAATTGCCCTGGTGATGGGTGTAGCTGGAAAAATACTAGCGAGGCTAAAACTCATCTAGAAACAGTTTCAAAAGTCATTGCCGAATTAAGCCCTGACATTGTTAATTTTTGTGAGGTAGAAGGGTGCGACGAATTGAATCAGTTGGTTTTAACTCTGGGTGCTGATAGTGGCTATAAGCCCTACTTAAAAAAAGGCACCGACTCGGCAACGGGTCAAAACGTTGGAATGATCGCGCGGCTTGATCCCAATGTCAATCTCTTTAGAACAGACGAAAAAATAAATTATCCTATTGTCGGTTCCAAATGCGGATTCACTGGAGCACCGAGTCAAACCGGCGTGAGCAAACATTATTTTACTGAATTCAACTTCTATGGTCGTAATGTTTTGTTTGTTGGAGCTCATTTTGTGGCTTTTCCAACCGATTCTGCAAGATGCGCTCAGAGAGAAGGCCAAGCCCAAGTGCTCCAAAACGTTATTTATCAATATGCTAATAAAGGATATGAAATTATGGTTCTTGGCGACTTTAATGATTTTGATGGGGAAATAATGGACGCAAATAATAATAAACCAACATCGCGTGTATTAGATATTATGAAAGGCAAATTTGGAACATATGCGGGCAAGTACGAGTTGATAACCGTGGAAGAAAAAATACCACAGAAATTACGTTTTTCTGACTGGTGGGATAAAAATAACGATTGTGTTTCCGCGCCCAGTGAATTTTCTCTCATTGATCACATATTGGTAACACCATTTTTAAACGATAAAATTAAAAAAGCGTATATATATCAAGGGTATGCAGAGTTCTGCGGAACATATAATTCAGACCATTATCCTATGATTATTGAATTGGACGCAAATATATAATTAGAGTTAAATGCTTTAGGAGGGGTCGTAGGGTCTGGAAATCCTTCGGATTTCTGATGACCTTGGTTCCCTACAAAAAAATTGAATTTGAATAATCAATATCAAAATAATGCAAGGTTGATATTGATATGGATCCAGAGAAAAAGGAAAAGGAAAAAGAAAAAGAAAAAGAAAAGGGAAAAAGAATTTATAGAAAGAAGTGTCGTGGTGGTCTAGATGAATGCAAAAACTATATTGGAAATTATAAGGATGTTGAAGGCATTGGTTGCTGCGAACAATGTGACAAATATGTTGATGAAAATCCATATGATCCTTATTGGGAGCGGATGGAACAAGAGTTTGAAAATTCAGATGAATACAAAGAACTAGAAGAAAAAGGATTATTAGAAGATGGTGACTCGTATGAAGTGGCTTTTGAATGGTTCCAAAAAAGTTATGAGCCATGGCCGATTATGAGAAGACGCATGGCAAAAAAGTTTAACTGATATAAAAATATATTTACATATTTTATAATGAACCTATTTATTTTTTTAATTAAAATTATTGAATATAAATTGTCTCGCGATAAAAAATCTAGCATATTAGAGATAAAAAATATGTTAAGTGACGCAGGTCCGATTTGGCAAAAATTTGGGCAAGTATTGTCTTATCAGGAAGAATTAATTGGCGAAGAGCTAGCAAGGGAATTGCAAACATTTCTTGTAAGTTGTCCAAAACACAGTCATGAATATTCGGTAAAAACAATCAAAGAAATGTTTGGTGATAAATATAATGTTAATAATATAAATGACGTAACTCTTTTAGGGTCTGGAACAATTGCACAAGTATATAGAGTAGATGAAATAGTTATAAAAATATTGCATCCGAATGTTAGAGAAGAAATTAAGCGTGCAAACAAAAAATATGATTCAATAAAAAACTCATTTTTTTTTCCCAAAAAACTAACAATGTTTTGCGATTTCTTTTTTGAATCTCTTTTTTTGCAAATTGACATGGAAAAAGAATATAATTCTGGAGTAATTA